GTGTCAATCGTATATTCCACAATGCCGTCAGCTCCACTGGAAGAAGTAAAAGCAACAATAGCGCGGTTAATTCCGTCCAGAAGCACCTTGTCATTTCTCAAGGTATTTCGCCAGAATTCAACCCCGCTAATTTCTCCGACTTGATTCACATCTTCCAGAAGCATTCCCATTGCACTGTCTCCACCTAATTCAACTTTTCCACATCATATCCACAACGCACCGCGCAGGTTTTCCCGGCTCCTGAAAGCCAGCTGCACACCGTTTTGTTTAAATCCGTCCTGCTCCATAACTATAAAATATTTTGTGTTATACACGGCCACAAGAATTGCAACGTGGCCATATTTATTCGTTTTCGATTTATCCCAAACTAAAACATCGCCCCGCGAATAATCCGCAAGAGCAGAATCTGGAGTCACATTCACATCACCCGGGTCATCATAAATTTTTCTCGCGCCACCATCAGCACCAAGAGCCGGAAACTGCTCTTTGCCCCATACATCGTGATAATACTGGCGGGCAAGGTCTACACATTGAAAGGATTTATCTCCCTTAAAATTCTTGTCAGTATAGTCAACCTTTTTTCCAAGATAAGTACGAATGAAACTTGTTAAGGTCATCATTTTTCCACCTCGCAAGCGTCTTCTTTTTTCTCTCCTTTTTTTTCACTCCAGTTGTCCTTCGTAATGTTAAAATCCATCACGCCCAAGCTGATAGCATAAGCAAATCCACAAACCTTCCAGATTTCGTCAATTGTCGCATTCCCCAAAAGTCCAAACCAGGATAAAACACTGCCAGCCACGCCCAGCACAATAATCAGAAGTTTCAGCCATTTGCTGTATTCTTTATTTTTCATTTTTCAAAAACTCCAAAAAAAAAGCAGCCCCGGCGCACTGGAGAGATACAGAGTAAATGCGCCGCAGGCCGCTTTAAATTATTTTTCTACCTTGACGAAAAGTGAGCAAACTTCACTCACAGCAGTAGCCACAATTCCAATTCCTGCAACAATCTGCGCTGCATGAGTCGGGGAAAAATAAGTAACAACCGCACTTGCAATAGTTGCGACACCGCCGGTTATTCCAACAATGAGATTAAAAGTCTTTTTCTTCATATCTTACTCCTTGTCTATTTTTTCATACAAGGCTTTTATCGCCTCGTAATTTTTCACCGATTCTTCGTAGTGAATCCGGAATTCAGCAAGCCTTATAATCCAAGCCTCGCTCACAGTCACTTTTTTTTCTTCCTCGTTCCGTTCGTAGCTCTCCAGAACGGGAAAAACCGGAAAATTAAGCTCCGGCACAATCACTTCTTTTTCAACTCTGTTGCTTACACAACTGGTCAAGAGCATTAGCAGCAGCATCACCACTATGCAGCTTCTCAACCTTCTCATCGGCTTCCCTCCTGTTCTCACTCTTAATCACAGCCTCGACCTTCATTCTGTCTATAACCATGTTAAGATTTTTTATCGCCTCTTCATCTGCCTCGACCTGTTTTTTGTACTTTGCAGCAGCAGCTTTCTGACTTTTCGCATAAAAAATACAGACCGCAAGTCCGACGGCAAGAGCCGCACAAATACAGATTAAAACCTTTGTAAGCATCCAAACCTCCTATTTCAACCCCACCTTAGAAGCGACATAACCGGCAATCACAACCAAAGCCCCCTTTAAGATGTAGTCGAACCAATTACTATTCTTTTCAGTCTTATGGTCATTCACGGCAAGCTTCACTTCCAGGGCTTCCACTCTGCTGGTAAGTTTCTCTATTTCTGCTGCCCGCGTGTCCATTCTCGAAGTCAAATGCTTTACATCGTTTCGGATTTCAACAATTCCCTCAAGAATTTTCTCAACTTTTGCACCGCTCAACTCTTCTGAGTCGTCCTCATCATTCATTGCCTAATCCTTCACATTCTGCATCTTAATAAGGCCGGGGATTAGAGGCTCATACCAGAACTTTATATCATTCAGGCTAAGCTCCTGCGGCCGCATCGGCAGATGATAATTTTGATATATCTCGCGTATCATCACCGGCACACCAGCCACAGCCTTTACCGTCTGCCTCCGACCTTTAAGGGCAATTTCTACCTTTAGCCCGCAATAAAAAAACCCACAATGATTGATACAACCTTGTAGTCATTATTCGCTATATTAGAAAACCAGCGCATATCCTGCCCTGTAATTGCCGATGCTACTGCTATAGTCTTATGAACTCCTTCCTGCTCCTTGAACTTGTCCATAGCCATATATGCGGCCCCCGTAGGATTCTTCAAGGTGATTTTTTCACCCGCATATCCAGCCGGGCTCTTTTGACTGATTATATAAACAAAATCGCAATCGTCGTTCAAATACAAATTTCCCCGCTGAATTTCCCTTAACAACCGGGGAATGGAAGTATCAAGAATTTTTTTTCCGTTCCCGTCGGTAACATAAATATCAATATCCTTGTCATCCGCCCAGCGTTCAATTTCTTTCATTGCCAGGTCTTCAGTCATCACGTTTTCTTTTTCCATTTGTTTGCTCCGTTTAAAAAAAATACAGGCAGGGGCCTCAGCCCCGCCTATTCAACTACAAATATCTCCAGTCCCCGGCAAGACTTATAGCCATTGTATTAGCCTTGCCGTCCAGAACCTTCTCATCGGTAATCTGCATACTGCCACTGATGAGAGTGCCATCAATCTTTGTTGCGCTTACAGAAACAAAATCAAGATTAGCCGCAGCCTCTTCTATGAATGCCTGATCACCGCGCGAATCATCGGTGACAATATTGATGTCAGTGATTGTACCAACAACACGAGTCTTCTTAATTCTCGAAGTACCGTCAGAGTTGGCAACCACTTCATTCTCAAAGCCAGGCATTTTGAATTTTGGCTCATCCTCTGAGTCGCAAGTAAAACGCCTGCCGTTTATAACGATACTTTCTAAAGCTCCGCCTGCTTTCGACATATTCTACCCCCTAGCCCAGATACTGACCAAAATAAACATCGCCGGAAATTACTTCCACGTTGCCGCTAACTTTCACAGGGAAGATATAGTTTATTCTCTTTGAATTCTCAGTATCAATCTTTACTTCAAGATTTTCGATTGTGAAGTCAACGTCACTAATCAAAGCAGCTTCGCCAAGCGATACCGCAAGGTTAGCAAACCAGGTCTTAAACATCTTAGGTTGTACAGCTGTCGGATTAGTTGTCGCCTGTTCATCAGGAACAAGAGGCGCACCCTTTACCTCATCACTTTCAGTAATAAGGCGCAAGTTGTACACAATATTCATCAGCTTTACAGCATCAACAACATAACGCCAAGCAGGATACTTTCCGGCACTAGTAGGATGATAGAAAGTCACAACGTCATTCAACTCAGCAACGCTACCATTAGGAATACTTGTAGAAGCACCCTTCATCACAGCCTGATTTCTGACAACGTAACTTTCCTGAGCGGCATCACTACCGCGTTTTAGTCCCTTCAAAGTTCCCTTGTAGTTCTGAGCAGGATTCTTGTCAGCTGTTGTCAGAATATCCAACAAACCTCTAGCACCAACAACAAAAGGAAGCTCAGGAGCTCCCACACTTTCAATCAGGAAGTTAATTCTGTCAGTTGGACGTGCATCAGTAATTGCAGTTCGTGTTGCATAGTCGTCAGTACAACCGTGAGCAACAAGACCTCCGCGCTTAGCAAGCACATCCCAAGCACCTTCACCCCATTCCTCATACACATCAAGCAGAGCCGAAGGACTCTCACCGTCTTTGTAGTCAAATGTATCAAGAATGAATGTTTCCCAGATTTCTCCAATCTTAGCAAGAGCACTGTCTACAGCTGGAACTCCAGCACCGTCGGCAAATGCTCTTTCTGCAATTGCAATTCCAGGAATATCGCCGGTAACAGAAAGACCAATTCTATTACCAAGTGAACCGCTCCATCTTGCAGTCAGCTCAATAACAGCCGGGCCATCACCAACACCAGGAACAAGAGCCGCAGTTACACAGCGATCAACTTCAGAATTAATTGCTCTCACAATTGATTCATTAATTTCTTCAAGTGTTGCACCTTTGGCAACAGTCACAAGAATATCAAGGCCGCCAACACTAACAGTCAAACGAGAAGCAGCACTTGCAGCTTCTCCTGTCAAAGTAAGCGAACCTTTAGCAGCAACAAAATTGTCGCCTTTTTTTACAGGTAAGATGGTAACCGGGAAAGTCGCCATACTTCCCGCAGTAGGATAAAGCTGTTTAGCAGCAAGATGCAATGGGCTTCCATACCCGAATCTTTCAGCCACACTTGCGGCACTGCCGTCACATTCATATTTATCAAGGCTGTAAATTGCGTCATCGTTTCCCTGACCAACAATCACAAGCCTCTGAGGAAGCATACTTGCATTCCCCTTGTTAAAGTTCTTAGGAGTAACTTCAACGCCAGTAACTCGACTGATTGCACTTGCGCTAACACCCATAGCCCTTCTTCTCCTTATTCAGATCCGACAAGAACATGACCATCCTTGTCGGTAATAATTCCATTTATTTCCCAGTCAAGAACACCCTCGGTGATCTCAACGTCCTCAACATAAGGAACCGTTAAAGTAATTCGTACAATCCTTACCCGAATTGCACTTTGACTATTATCCGGCTCAAAAGCCTGAAACTTCCAGCCCACATTCCCCACAATTCCCCTGAGCCGGAAAAAAGTGTTTTTCTCCGCTCTAAGAATCCGGCGGCAAAGCCTTGCTGTTTTCCAGGCTTTCAGCCCGGCCCTCGTGCCAAAATCTTCCGCGCTTCCAGTGTTCCCAGTTGCATAAGCATCAAGGAATATGGTCGCAACCATACTTTGCTTATTTACGCTGCCTGTTCCCCTTTCATTGCCTGATGAGTCAACAGAAACATTGACACAGGGAAAAGGATTGCTTTCAGGCTCTTCATCATCCACGTACTGCAATGGGTTTTCATTTTCCACATACACAGCCACGTC